GAGTTCACAAGACGCGTCGGGGTGGTCGCCATGGACGCGTTCGCCGGCTGGAAGCAGGCCGTCGAATCCGTCGTGCCCCACGCGGTCGAGGTCATCGACCCGTTCCACGTCGTGCAACTGGCCGCCGCCCGCGTCACCAAGGTGCGCTGCCGCCTGCAACGCGACGCCACCGGCAGGCGCGGTGTCAAGGGCGACAGGCTCTACGACTGCAGGCGCGCCCTGCTGACCAGCGACGAATACCTCGGCGCACGCGGCCGTGCCAGACTCATGACCCTGTTCGCCATCCAGACCAACCACGACCTCATGCTCGCCCACGACGTCTACCAAAGGGTCATACACGCCTACCGGTGCGACGACCGGCGACGCGGCGAACGCATGATGCGCGAGCTGATCGACGACCTGACCGGACCGGGGCGCTACAAAGGCTGCCGGGAACTCGCCTCCCTCGGCCGCGTGCTCAAAAGACGCATGCGCGACATCCTCGCCCTCTTCCGCCACCCCCACTCAAGCAACGGACCCACCGAAGCCATCAACGGCAGGCTCGAGACCCTGCGCGGCAACGCCATGGGCTTCGCCAACACCACCAGCTACATCCAACGATGCCTCATCCACAGCAGCCAACTCAAAGACATCCTTACACACTAACCTGAGAAGAGCCCCATTCGTAGATGACCGACTCGCCTTTCACCGCTCGACTATCAAATGCCAATCTCTGCTCTCCTTTACCTATCGCACACGCACGCCAATCACTGCACCACCAGCCGCGGATCGTCATGCAGGCGCTCGCGGAACGCTTCGATGGCCCATGGCAGCACGTTGAGCTCGCGTGCCATGCCGATCGTATTGCCCTCGTACACGGCCTCGGCGTACGCGTACTCGAGCGGCGAGATCAGCATCGCCGCCGCCTCGATGTCCGCGCGCCGCTCCGCCCACCGGTCGCACCGGCAGCCGGCGTCACGATGCCTCGCGTGGCTGATCTCATGCGCGAGCACGCAGCGGCGCTGCACGTCCGTCAGCCGCGAATCTAGGACGATCAGATCCAATCCGGGCACGTAGCAGCCCTCATAGCCGCCAAGCAACGGCTGTTCGGCCACACGCGCCCAGCGTGACGCTTCCATAAGCAGTGAATCTTCCATATCGGCTGATTCCTAATTATGCGAAGAATCACGGTGTAGGCCGGGAAACGAAGAGAGCCTACTACGATACAAGTCCCAGCCCCCTGCCATCGAGGATGCTGGAATAGGGGAGCACCTGTACGCCGAGATTCTCGAATGCGGTCCGGGCGTCCTTGTTCAACGCGTGCTCGCGGTCATCGCCGATGACGATGAGCTGTGACCCGCGCCGTTCCGGGCTGAGCACTGTATCCTGCCATGCAAACATGATGTCCCTCACCGCGGTCTTGTTGAACTGGTTCGGCGCATCGCAATACCGCGTCGGATGATCTGCGTTCCGCTGGAACAGGAAGTCGAAGCTATGCTCATACGTGCTCGCTCCGCGGATAATGATGTCACGCGTGAAGAACACGCCGCTCGATTCCAAGGCGTTGGCCACATCCTCGGCGAAATACGTCGCCACACGCGACGACGACGTCTCCGACAACGACCGCACATGCATGAGCGCCTGCACGAACCGATTCAACGCATCGGGCCGCGATCCCCCGGTCTTCAGCGTCACGACCCCGCCGTCGGCCGAAGCGCCGAACCTGCGCAGAATCGTCTCCATGCGGTCGCCGCGTGCGCCGGTCATCGATACGCCACGCATGGAAAGATCCGCCAAGGTCCATCCATCATCAGAAAACTCCGTCTGCCCGTCACGCACACGCATATAGAAACTCAGGTAATCATCGGATTCATCGAGCAGGGGCAGGCTGATCTCTGTCCAGCCGTTGCGGGCGCGGGTGGAGGATTGTTCCACCAGCCACTGCGAATACTCCTTGACGGGGTCCATCACCTGCGTCTTGTTCATGACAGGCTCCCTTGCATGTTCGGCCTCTCCACCACATGGAATTCATCGAGCAATCTGATTATATCCGCAACAAAATCCGGGCTGCCTATGTCTACCGCAACGGCAAACCGGTCATTGAAGCCCTCACGATACACATGCAGGTGGGATCCGTGCACCATGGTCCCATCCGGGTTCGAATGCACCCGTGAATCACCCACGCATAACCGCATCAGCATTATGTTCCCATTCGAGCGTAACGCGCAGATGCTTGAACGCCCATCGCCAAGACCTCCTTGGTACATGGCTATCGTGAACCGCTCGCCAGCGTCGGAGACGACCGGAAAGCTCTTGCCCTGCTCGCGTGGGGCCGGCACTGTGAAATAACTGACCGCCGTACGCTTGATTGCTTCAATCAGCGCATCGGCTTCACTCTGTGTAAGAGGGAAGCCATCCTCTTTCCTCTTGGCCATCGCAGACTCCTTTCTTCTTGCGGACAACTCCCTCGGCAGTATCACCGGCTGGCATCCGTTCCTCAGGTTCCTCTACCGCGTGATAATGCGAGTCGAAAAGTCCCTTGACGGAAGCAGCAGACTCGTCACGAAGTACGTGGCCATTGTCAAGGTGCTCAGCCATACCTCCGCGGCATCGCAGCCAAAGCTATTTTGATGCGGCGAGACAACCCGTGACATGCGCAACACCCTACTGCACCACCAGCCGCGGGTCGTCATGCAGGCGCTCGCCTCCATGTCTGCGTGCCGTTTCGCCACAGGTCGCCGTGCCAGTGCCAGACTTGGGTTGCATTCAGATTCTACGCAAGGATTCCATATAGTCACAGTAGTCTTCGAAGCCGCCGACTCCCATAGAATCGAATACCTGTGGTGCGATGCCCGGCAATCTCTTCATGATGTACAGCATGAGGGACTCAACCTGCTGCAGGAATTCACGATGGTCCTTCTTCGTCAATACCAGCTGTAGATCTCGCATGAGCTGGAACAGCGAATTGTTCAGGCCGAATGGGCGTGCGCAATACAATCGCTCGTCATGTGCGCAGATGTTCCTAAAGTTCTTGATACGGCTGTAAATCGAATCCAGTTTCGCCGACGTGATCGCCATCGGCTTGCGATGCGACTTGGTGTAGAGGAACTCGAATTGCCGGGCGACGGCACCCCTCTCGGCAGGGCTCATGATTCGGTAGAACGTGGTGACCTGACCGATGCTCATGTCGTTCGCCAGCACCCAGAGCGGCACTTCACCATCATGGCTGGCGATGCAGTGGTGCAGATACTCCTTGCCGCCCCTTTCTGGGGCTCTGCCACCGTTGTCGATAATCTTCTCCATCGTGCGCAACATGCCCGAAACGATGTCCCGTTGCTCGGAGGATGGCTGAAACAGGTTCTCTCGATTCAGATACGCATTGGGCTCGTCGAGATGGTCCTGAGAGAAGCAATAGGCGCATACGGTACGAAGTACGGCTTCCGCCAAGGTAAGGGCTTTGAATACGGCGAACCGTAGTCTTCGGTCAAAATCAAAGAGAGTGAGGATGTCCTCGAACCGAGTGCCAGACATGAAACGGTCGTCTCCGGCGGCGGCACTTGCATCACGGTCCAGAAAAGGATTCTTGTAACCGTTCACGACAGAATAGTAGCCCTCGCGCATCAATGCCGTCTCGGTGTCTCGGTCACAGATGACCCCACGACTCTCAAGTAAGGAGATCTGATCATCGATAGAAGTAAACGGCTTATGCATCAAACCTCCATGTAATGCGCAAAGACCGTTTCACCGAAAACGGGAAACGGTCTTTACGAACTGGACAACGCCCAGCTTTCTCACATACCCCAATCTATCTGAGAATACCCGAGTTGGCAAATTCTCACGACACGCCGTCATTCATCGTTCACCGCATCCTCTGCCTTGATACGCTCGGCCATATCATAGATGTCGATACCATTGTCCGCGTCCGCGAGCGCAGCATTCGCATCATCGACAGCGGCGTTGGCGCAGCCTTTGTGGGTGTTCGCGAGCGCCATGTTTTGTGACTCGGTAATAGCTGATTGCAACGTCTGCGGAGCAGATTTTTCGAATAATTCGCAAAGTGTGCAGAACTCATCAAGCGTTGGAGGGCCCATCGTCTCAAGGAACAATCCCGAGAGGCGAGATGGCGTCATCCCAGTCATCTTCGCCATCTGCCTATAGGAAAGGTCCCTCCGGTCCTCTTCCTTGATCTTTGCGAGGATTCTTACCGCTGCTTTGTCCAGCGAGCTCCATCGTCGTGCTGTCTTTGCCATATACCCAGCATAGTGTATTCACTTATCGACACGCCGTCTTTATTTGAGTTGACAATTGTCTTTAAGTATGTACACTGAAGGCATGATGAAGTTACTTAAAGACAGTGGGTTGGAGCTTTCGCGGCTAGCCGTGGAAGAGCTGGACCGGATGGCGGCCTATCAGGGCGAATCAAAGACGTCCATCGCCGAGGCAATCGGCATGGGCAGGCCCACCGTCTCCGCCAAGCTCAACGGCCACAAGCGCATCACGCTTGACGAATTCATCACTATGTCACAAGCAATCGGCGTTGACCCGGTGCAGGTGCTGGCGAAGGCGCTCGCGTCCAAGGAAGGAGAATCGAAATGACGACCATGAATGAGAATCCGGTGTCGGTCGAGGAATTCGAACTGGCGAATCCGGCGCTTGTCGGGGCCATGAGGAACGCCGTCCGCAGGGAACTGGAACTCTCGCGCGCGGACGGCGCCGAATCAAGGCAGGCACGGGCCCTGCGCCGAATCATCGGGGAGGAGATCGCCGGCGCGCACCTTACCGAAAACGGCAACGAGGCAATCTATCGGATCAAGCGTGCGACCGACGAAGTGCTCTCGCAGCTATCGGCGTTGAGGGCCGACCTTGTCGCTGATCACATCGACGTCGTAGGCGATGGAACCGACCCCTCCATCAAGGTCGTCCAAACCAGCGGACAGATGCGCCAAGCCCTCGCACAGCAGTCGCATCCGTTCGTCCCGGTCAGCGGACTTCGCGGCCTCGCTGAACTTGTCCGATGCGGAAAGAAAACGGGAACGCCCCATGTCGTCACCTCCTTCCTGCAACTCATCTGCATCATCACACCAATTGTCGCATCAGCGCTCATCGCCAGACAAATCAAGGCGCTCGCGTCCAAGGAAGGAGAATCGAAATGAGCATCAGGGATTCGGGAGGGTTCGCCATCATGCGTCGCCCCGACCTCGACGCCAGCGGCGCGAAGATCTGGGAGGCCTGCATCCACATCGGCAATGGGCGGCACGCCACGATCCGGTACACCAAATCCGACCTGCAATATATCCGCGCACTGATCGGCAAGGAACTCAAGGCCGAGAAGGAGGAATCGAAATGACCACCACATGTGACCTGAGCGTCGACTGGAACCGATGCGCGTACTGCAGCGAACTGCGCGATCGCGTGCAATCCGCCAGTGACCTGCGTCTCGCCTGCTCGCAGAGGCTCGACCAGGCATGGGAGGAATACCGGGCGGAACGCGAACGCGGCGTCGTGTCGTTCGGTACCGTGACGCACCGTGCCTGGCAGGCGCGCATCGACAACCTCGACCGTCAGTTGCTCGCCGCCGACGCCGCGGCGGGGGAGGCCATCGACGAGTGGGCGGACTGCATCCACGAGCACCACCGCCGCTATGAGGCCCGACAGCAGGAGGCCGGGGATGGCGAGGCGTGCGCGGACGACATGCCCTGCATGGTCGATGTGCACACGCCATGCACCGGCCACTGCTGCACCGAACAGCAGGACGCCGCGGCCGATCTGGACGAACCATTCGAAAAAGAGGACAGGCTCGCGCGGGAACTGTTCGGCAAACTGTGGTACGGCGACGTGCCCGAACTCGACCTGCCGAAAAGCTACTCGACGCTCAGTCCGATGACACTGGCCCACTGCGCACGCGCCATCGGCCTGTACAAGCGCCTGCTCACGCACCACGCGCCCGACCTCACCGACAACCGCCCGGCATGGGTGGCGCGCCGCCTGATGGACGCGTTCTACGACGCCGCCGAAGCACGCGAAGACGCCCTCGCGGACGAGAAGAGGGAGCAGGAAACAGCTTCCTTCCCCACGCCGCAGGAGCGTGCCGCGGATTTCAGTGAACGCGACCAGTGTGACCCGGACGACGGCGAACGCGAGAAGAGCCGGGAGGCGGCCCGCAGGATCATCGCCGACTACATGGGCGTCGACCCGGACGACGTGCACATCATCTGCTCCGGCGTCTTCGGAGACGGGGACGCACGATGAGCGCGCCCAAGGACAACAGCCGCGTCCCATTGGGCGAACGCCTCGCATGGAGCCCCGAACAGGCCGCCCAGGTCTACAGCCTCGACGTACGAGGCGTACGCCACGCCATCAACACGGGCGAGCTCGACACCTTCCGCGCCCCCAACCGCGAAGGACTGCCCGGCCGACGCAAGGTCAGCCGCGCCGCCATGGACCGGTGGATCCAGACACTGACGAACAAAGAATGAAGGACACACAACATGAACGACCACGAACACCGACCCTCCATCCCCGCACGCCTGCTCGCCGTGCTCAGCGTCCCCACCGCCCTCGCATCGTTCCTCTACGTGGCATGCGGCGTCGGATTCTACCGCGCGCCGTGGGGATACACCATCGCATGGCTCACGCTCATCGCATCCCTCGCCTACGGCCTGCCCATGCTCGACACCACGATCGACACGTGCGCGATCATCTGGCATCGGACCAAGCGCGCGGCATGCCATGTGCGGCGTGCGCTCGCGGACGGCCATGCCAACCATCATGCTTCCGCGTCCATGCGTCCTGTGCGTGTGGTGCGCGGCTGCGGCAAAGGACAAGCCGCAAACACCAAATAACCGAACAGACGCGCGGGGATGCGGCGGGCCCATTAACTACTCTGGCGCCGCATCCACGCGCACGGGGCCGTGCAAGCTGGCCCCACCCGCATACGATCCGGCCGCTTCTCCCAACCCACGTGTTGGCCGGTGGCGATGCGCGGTGGAGGAGGGTGCGATTCCCTCCCGGCCCGCTCAGGTGGACGCGTCAACGTCACCCCCACGTCCGGTGATAGCCCCGGCCCGGGGGAGCGATGGGAGCGGGTGCGACCACATGCTCCTGTACTCACCGGGATGCGCTCCCAGCGCGCCCACCCACCTACCTACGACACCGAAGAGAAGAAAGGAACACACATGGAGATCGCCGCACGGGAACACACGTGGCCGGAGGAGGCGCAGTGCATGACGGCCGCGCACGACCGCCTCTGCGCCGAGGGGCGGCTGCGCCCGCTCGTCGTCGAGACCGTCATGGCCGACGCGAAGTGCTCGCACCGTGTCGGCCGCGTCAAAATCCACCAGACGGAAGGCGGCAGGACCGCGGTGAGCGCGCGCTCATGGCTCGACGGCCTCACCCGCGGCGAACTGATCCTAGTCGCGGCCGCCGGCCTCAAACTGCACAATCAGGCGATGGCCCGCGCCGCCCATTACACAGGCACGGACGCGGACTCGCAGACGGAGGGGGAGTGACATGGCGGGAGAGACCATCATCACCGTCGTCGGCAACCTGACGCGTGATCCGGAGCTGCGCACCGTAGGCAACGGCGCCACGGTCGTCAACTTCACGATCGCCTCGTCGACGCGCACGTTCAACCGCAACACCAACCAGTGGGAGGACGGCGACACCCTGTTCATGAACTGCTCGGCGTGGGATTCGCAGCATACGGCGCTCGCGAGCAACATCGCGCACAGCCTGTCCAAGGGCATGTCGGTCATCGCGCAGGGACGCCTCGTGCAGCGCACGTACGAGACCGAAAACCACGAGCAGCGCACCGTCGTCGAACTGCGCGTCGACACCATCGGCCCATCGCTGCGCCGCGCCACCGCGCAGGTGAACCGCCAACACAACAACAACGGCGCCGCGCCACAGTATGCGCAGCCGTCCACGCCCGGCTCGGGCGCACCATACCAGGGCGGCGCCACCCAGACGACAACCGCACAGGACCCGTGGGCCGCCGACGCCGCCAGCGGCTTCGGCACCACCTTCGGAGCCACGCCCGCCACCAACAGCGACGAGGACGACTTCTAAGGGCGGCCACCATGTTCGAGGGACTCATCGACTGGGACAAATACATCACAGCCAACCGCGAGCGCATCGACGAGATGCGCGGCGCCAACACAGACACCGATACAACCAACAACACCGAGACCGTAAGGGAGGCACGCATGGCACGGCCGAAAAACTCAGACATCCGCATGTGGTGGCACACCGCGTGGGGCGAGCTCAACGTCAACCAGCAGCATCAGGCGACAGCCCTCTACCTCAGGGAGCACGGCGAGCAATTCGAGCCGATCGCGCACGACGTCGGCGTCCTGCTCGCCGACAACCCGCACCGCACCCTCGTCGAGGCCGTCAAGCTCGTCACCACCATGAGCGACACCACCGGCGCGGACAGCGAACCGGCCCTGGCACCAGCCGCGGACGCCATGCCTGACGTGGCGGCGCTCGCGGACACCACCATGCGTGACGTGGCTGTCTGGGAGCCGGGCATGGTAGTCGGCGAGCTGCCGCCGGACGTGCGCGACGGGGTCGAGTCCGAGGCGGAACACAACGCGAGGGTCGCGCGTGAGCATCCCGGCCGGTGGGTGCTGCACCGTGTCCTGCACGGCACGGGCAGGGCCACCACGCGGGCGGCGCAGTCCCTCGCCTCGTCCGTGCGCAACGGCCGGCCCAAGGCCGCGTTCGCTCCCGCCCACGCGTTCGACGCGTGCGCCCGCAATGTCGCCGAGGGCCTGTGGCACGTCTACATCAAGGCCACCACGGGGGCGCGGCCATGATGGCGCCGACGCACGAGGACCCCGACTTCTGCCGCGAGTGCGGCGAGACCGTGCTCTCGCTCGACCTGACCGAGCGGCAGCGACTCGTCGCCAACGGCTCGCAGATGACCGTGAGCGCGGGCGCGCGGGCCGCGCGCAAGGACGCCAAGAACGCGCTCAAGGAGCGCGGCTACCATCTGGCGCGCAACCACATCGCTCGTCATCCCGGCTTTACGCCGTTTCGACGCTGCGATGTCGCCTATGTGGTCCTCTACCCGCGTCGGCAGCCGAACGCCGACCCGGACAATTTCTTCCCCACGCTCAAGCCCGTCGTGGACGGGCTGACCATCGGCGGGCTATGGCCCGACGACTCCAGCCGATACATCCGGCAGCGCACATTCCTGCAACCGCGTCGCACGACCGGCAAGACCGGATTGTGGCGCATCGAGATCCATATCATCCCCATCGAGGGAGAGGAGGAGTCATGAGCCTGCAAGCCACCACGTGGGCGCTCTACGACGCGACACGCGACCTCGACGCCAACGAGTTCCGCCTGCTCATGGTCATGGCCGACATGGCCGACCAGAACGGGCGCAACATCTACCCAAGCGCCGCAACCCTCGCCGACCTGTGCGGCGTGACCACACGCACCATCCGCACCAAGCTCGCCAGCCTCGAAACCAAAGGCCTCATCATCCGCGACGACCAGAGCATCCTCGCCCACATCCCCGCCAACCGCCGCCCCATCGCATGGCGCCTCAACATGGACGGCAACGCGCCCACCACGGCACCGGCGACGGTGGCGGAGGCCACACAACCTAGTGGTGAAAACATTGCACCCCAGACCACGGATCCAACCGGGGCGGCCTCTGGGGTGAAAACGGCCTCTGGGGTGAAATCAGGGGTGAAACCTGATAGGAAATCTGGGGTGAAACATGCTTTCACACAAACCCATTCCAAAGGAAGAACCGTAGAACCGGGAGAGGCCGCGCGCACGCGCGAAGCCGAACCCAAACCGCAACCCGCCGCCGGCACCGAGGCCGCGCTCGCCGTCTGGCAACCCAACGCCGAGGCCCGCGCCCTCGCCGACGGGGCGCACGCCGACCTCGTCGCCGAAGCCGAGAAATTCCGCTGCAAACAACTCGCCGACGGGCACATCGCCAAGAACCTCGACGCCGCGTTCACCCTGTGGCTGCGCCGCGGCATCGAAGGCGGCTACCTCACCCCAGCCACCCGCGAACGCCCATCCGACACACGCCACAAGCCCACGCCGCCAACCACGCACCGGCACACATGGGACTGCGCACACGTCAAAGCGATCATGAAACCACACGAAGCCGAATACAGCCACGAACGGCACGGATGGGGCGCATCCGACTGGATGACCGCCTGCCAAACCGAAGCAGACCGCCTCAACCAGACCGAAGGAACATCCGCCGCGGCGCTCGCGGACGGAGGCGACGCATGAACCCCATCGGCGCATTCGGCCTCGGCGGACTGACCGCCTGCATGCTCGCCCTCATCCTCACCGGCGTCATCCGCCTCATCGACGACCACCACGACCGCAAAGGAAAACACTGATGGCCACCAACGTCAGCGAACGCGCGAGCGCACTCAACGACGTGCTCGCCCTGCTGCGCGCACATGCGCAGGCCACCGCCGAGGACCACACCCTCGATCCGCGCCATGACCTGACCGACCGCGTCTACATCGCCGGCAAACAGGCCGCGCTCGCGGACATCACCGCCGCCATCGGCGACATGCTCGCGTCCCTGTGGGCCACCAACACCAGCGAGGGGAGCGGCGACACGTGCGCGACACGATCATCCTGACCATCATCTGCGCCCTCATGCTGCTCATCAGCTGGTGGGGCGACATCCACCACTTCTAACGATCCAAACAAATGTTCGAAGGAGACACCATGACCACCGAACCCGCCGCCTACATCTTCCACGAACACCACGTGCGCATCCTCACCGACCACAACGACGCGCCATGGTTCATCGCCAAGGACGTGTGCGACATCCTCGGCACGGACACCAAGGACCTGCGCGCGATCCTCGACACCGACGAAATCACAAACCTCGATACTATCGAGGTTCAGCCCACCGCCGGCCGCGCACCGCTGATCATCAGCGAATCCGGCTTCTACAAACTCGTGCTGCGCTCGCGAAAACCGGTCGCCAAGGAATTCCAACGCTGGGTCACCCACGACATCCTCCCATCCATCCGCAGACACGGCGCGTACATGACACCCGACACCATCAAGGCCGCGCTCGCGGACCCCGACACGATCATCATGCTCGCCACCCGCCTCAAAGAGGAAACGTCACAGCGCGAGGAAGCTCAGGAACAGGTGCGCACACTGGCACCCAAAGCCCAAGCCTATGAGGACTTCTGCGAAGCGCCCGGACTGCTGACCGTGCGCGACGCCGCCTCCCAACTGACCACCGCGGGCGTGCCCATCCGCGAATGCGAACTGCGCGCATGGCTGCTCGACCACAAATGGATCTACCGCAAGGACAACGGCTACCGACCCTACGCGGCACACAAGGACGCCGGACACGTGATGCTCGTGCCACCACGACGCCCCGGCAGGCACCACAACGGCACACCATTCGCACTCGACCCCACCTGCAAGATCACCCGCCGCGGCCTGACCCTGCTCTACCAGAGGATCGGCGCCGAACGCATGCGCGGACAACTCCACTACGACAACCAATACCCATTCGACGACCAGGAGGCATAAGCATGGTCAGCAAATACAAAACAGAAATGATCCTCAAATGGCACGCTGACGGCATCAGCGTCACCCGCACCGCCAGCCTACTCGGCCTCTCCGAAGCCGAGGTCACCGACGTCATACAAACCGGTGGAAACCCAACACCCGACAAACCACAACCACCCGAATTCAGCGACGTACCACTCTGGCAAGGCGACCGACCATGAACAACAACAACCCCCTACGCGCCGCGCTCGCGGAAATCAACGACCTCTACACACACCGCGAACAAGCCCGCGACCCATGGACGAGCGACCACTACGACTACGACGACGGGTACACGAGCGGACTCGCACAGGCGATCGCCATCATCGAAGCCCACCTGAACAACCAATAAAAGCCCCATCGTCCTTCCGGACTCAGGGGCGCCGATTCCACAAGCCATGATACCGGAAGGACACCCGCATGCAGCCCACCGCCACCCGCATCCGAGACGACATCCACGATCTGCGCGAACAAGCCGCCACATTGGAGGAGCTCGCCACACGCCGAATCCGCATCCCACACGACGGCGGCCGCGGCATGACCAGCGCACCCACACCCATCAACCTCACCGCGGCCGACCTGCTCGACCAGACCCTCGCGCTCGCCCGCATGCTCGCCACCACCGCCGGCCTACGATACGGCAGGAGCATGAGCGTGCATGGCCTGCTCAAAGGCCTCGACCGCGACGAACCCTGCGCAGCGCTCGCCACCCGTACGGACGCGTGGGACATCGTGCGCCTCGTCGACGACGCCGCATGGCACGCCCGACAACTCACCGAACCCGAACCCTCGCACCGGTACGTCGGAGTCTGCGAGCGCTGCGGCTACGGCGCATGGATCCCCGAGACCCAACCCATCAATGAGACCGACCACCGGTGCGTCATGTGTGGGCATATGAGCCCGATCGCACAGATCGCCCAAGCACACGAACTCCGCCTGCTCACCAGTGGCACGATCGGCACCGGAGCCGAGCTGCGCCAACAGCTACGCGCATGCGGCCTGCCCGTCAACGCGAACACCATGCGCTCATGGGTCAAACGCGGCCGCCTCAAACCAGTCGGCACCAACGACGAGGGCATACCGGTGTTCGCGCTCGCGGACATCCTGCTGTTGAGGCGCGGGCTTGACAAACGCGGGTGCAACGCCTAGGGTTACTAGTATTGCGCGACGCGTGTAGCTGAGCGCGAGGATACGGCCTCGGACGGTGTGGACTGTCCGGGGCCGTGAACGTATCGGGGAGCGGATCATGGGACGGGCCAACCCACGCAGCGCGAACGGGCACCGCCGCCGGCAGCTGCGCGCGCGTGTGCTCGCCGCGTACGACACGTGCGCGATCTGCGGGCAACCGGTCGACAAAACATTGCGCACACCACATCCGCTAAGCGCCGAGGTCGATGAGGTCATCCCGGTGTCGCGCGGCGGCGACCCGCTCGCATGGGACAACGTACGCCTGACGCACCGGCGCTGCAACCGGCTCAAGAGCAACAAGAGCGACGACTACGCGCGAGCGCAGCTCGAGCATCGGCCGCAGCCGCAGGCGACTTCGCTGCCGTTGCACGCGAGCGCGTGGTGACCGTCGCCCGACACGCCCGGAATGGTGGGGAGGGTACCCCGGTGGGCCTTGGAGAGGCCACCTCGGGTGCAGTGCCGATATCCCCCCAAGGATGCACCAATCGTTACATGAAACGATTCGTAACGAAAGAGCGGTGATGATCATGCGATGCTGCGTATGCGGGACAGAGCTGCAATACAGCGGCCACGGCAAGAAACCACGCTACTGTTCATCCTCCTGCCGCGTGAAGGCGAAACGCATGCGAGACAAGATCGGCGCCCGCCCCGCCGCCACCAAGAAAGAGAAAGCCGTGCTCGCTGGCGACGACTTCGAATATAAGGACCGCGACATCCCCGCCAACCGCCGACACGACGTCGACCTCGCCTTCGAACGCAAGATGGATGAACCGCTCGAGACCACACTGCGACGTAACCGCGCACGCCTGCAGGAAGCGATCGACGACCCGGACTGCCCGCCGGCGGCGCTCGCGGCGCTTAGCAAACAGCTGATCGCGGTGAGCCGCGAACTCATGGAGATACGGGGCAGTGACGACGTCCTCGCGATGCTCGACGACGATGAGGTGATTCACGATGACGAATTCAGGGCGGAAGCTGTCTGACCTCGCCTCACACCTCATCATCCCCGACGGCATCGTGAAGACCCGATTCCCGCGCATCGCCAAACTCGCGCAGATCGCCGGCATCACATACGACCCGTGGCAGCAAGGGCTGCTCACTCTCATGTACGGGCTACGCAAGGATGGAAGATACGCGTGCGGGGCCGGAGGACTCGCTGCAAGCCTGCCTCGACAGGTGGGCAAGACCTTCACGTTCGGCACCGCCGCGTTCCTCGATTGCCTGCTCACCCCAGGGCTCAAGGTGCTATGGACCGCACACCGCTCCCGCACCTCCGACGAAACCTTCGCCAGCATGCAGACACTGGCGCACGACGCGAAACTTGCCCGCTACGTGGCCACCATCCGCCGTGCCAACGGCCAACAGGAAATCGGATTCCACAATGGATCACGCATCCTGTTCGGCGCTCGCGAACAGGGGTTCGGACGAGGATTCGACGGCATCGACCAGATCGTGTTCGACGAGGCGCAGATCCTGACCGAACGCGCCCTGGACGACATGGTCCCCGCCACGAACACGGCCGCCAACCCGCTCATCGTGATGATCGGTACGCCACCCAAACCGGGTGACCCCGCCGAAATCTTCCGGGACAAACGACGGACGGCACTCGCCGGCGCGGACAAGGACCTGCTGTACGTCGAGTTCAGCGCCCCGCGCGGCAGCGACCTCGACAACCGTGAGACATGGGCGTCCGCGAACCCGTCCTATCCGCAACGCACCAGCGAGACAGCCATCGCACGTATGCGCGCCATGCTGTCCGACGACTCGTTCCGCCGTGAGGCGCTCGGGATCTGGGACAAGACCGACATCGCACACGCCATCGACCCACGGCAGTGGGAGCAGGCCGGCGTCAGTAGACGGCGCGACGGCGGCGCGGTCTCGTTCGCGATCGACATGCCGCCGGACCGTGCGAGTGTGGCGATCGGCGCGTGCATGCGATACGCGGACAAAAGCGCCCACGTCGAGCTCGCACGCTTCGAGAGCACCGGACAGAACGGCGTCGCTTGGGCGGTCGACTGGATCGCCGAACGGTGGGCCCGCACCTGCAGCGTCGTCATCGACGCACAGTCGCCGGCCACCGTGCTCGTGCAGGACCTCAAGGCCCGCGGAGTGCGCGTCACACTGACCAACTCCACCGACATGGGGCAGGCATGCGGCCGGTTCGTCGACATGCTGCGCGACGGCACACTGCACCACCTGCAAGACCAGGAAGCGCTCGACATCGCCGTCAAAGGCGCCACGAAACGCAACATCGGACAATCCGGCGCGTTCGGATGGAACAAACGCACGGCCGACGTGGACATCAGCCCGCTCGTAGCCATCACGCTCGCCCTGCACGGGTCGTGCACCACACACCGCAACCCGCTCGAGACCAGAAGGGTGATACGACTGCCATGAGCCTGACCTTCCCCAACACAATCAGTGGATTGGGTTCCAGTGAGCAGAAACTCTACCGCACGCTCCTGCGCCGCCTGATCGCCAAGCGCAAACGCAACGGGCTGCGCCGCGCCTACATGGACGGCCGCAATGAACTGCACGACATCGGCTACGCCCTGCCGCCCGTCGCCGCCGACATCGACATCGTCGTCGGCTGGCCCGCCAAGGCTGTCGAAGGCCTGTCCAACAGGGTGGCCATGGACGGTCTGCAATCCGAGTCCGGCGACGACCTGACCGACCAGGTGCAATCCATCATGGACGTCAACGATCTGATGGCCGTCGCCGACAGCGTGCACACCGACGCGCTCGTGCACTCCTGCAGTTTCGTGGCCGTCCTCGCGGGCGACGCGGATCTGGGAGAGCCGGCCGTGATCGTCCAGGAGTTCACCGCGGACGTGGCCACCGGCATCTGGGACAAACGGCGCCACCGGCTTGAAAGCGCGCTCCTGTTCGACGTGTCCGACGACTACAGGCGCATCGACTGCGCCTATCTGATGCGCTACGGCATGACCATCACCATCGAACACGACCGCACCGGATGGCACGTCGCCGACCGCTACGAGGACGACGCGGACCGCATCCCGTGCGAACTGTTCGCCTACAAGCCCGACGAGCGCCGACCGTTCGGCCGCAGCCGCATCGACCGCGCCGTCATGAGCCTGACCGACTCCGCGGTGCGCACGTTCCTCAGGAGCGAAATGCAGGCCGAGCTCTACTCGGTGCCGCCCCGCTACATCCTGGGCGCGAGCGAGGAGATGTTCTCCGACGAGGACGGTACCCCGATCCCGCGCTGGCGGCTCATGCTCGACCAGATGCTCATCCTGCCGCGCGACTCCTCATCCGGCGAAGTGCCGCAGGTCGGCCAGTTCACGCAGTACAGCTTCGAGCCGCACAGCGCGCAGCTGAGGCAGACCGCGACGATGTTCGCGTCCGCCACGAGCCTGCCGCCGGATGCAATGGGCGTGCTCACCGACAACCCCAGCTCGGCCGAGGCGATCGACAAGGCCACCAAGGAGCTGTGCCTGCTCGCCGAGAAATGCCACCGGTGGTTCGGCAACCCGTGGCGCCACGTCATCGACCGCGCGCAGCGGGCCGCCGGCGACGGCGACGTGCAGGCAGTGCGCCCTCAATGGCGTAACCCATCGACACCGAGCAGGGCTGCCGCAGCGGACGCCGCAGTCAAGCTCGTGCAGGCCAACATCCTGCCCGCCGACTCCGAAGTCACCTACGACATGCTCGACCTGAGCGACGAACAACGTCGCATCCTACGCATGGAACAGCAGCGCAAGCGCAGCGAGCAACGCATAGACGAGCTGCGTGCCAGCATGATAAACGGACGGGGGACGGCGAATGCGACTGAACCGAATACCCCTCGCACCCTCCAGCAAGGCTGAATTCGAGAAGCAGCTCAACGAGCTGCACAGACTCTATGAAGCGGATCTCGAGAATCTTGTCGATGCGGCGACCTACGAAATGGAGGCCTGCCGTCCAGAGGAACGACAGGATCTAGTCCTGCAATACACGCGTGACGCCAGCCAGCTGACCAACGACTACTACATGTCCACGCGCATGATGTGGGAGCAGTACGCAGGGGTGCAGTTCCCGGAATTCACACCCGAGCTCTACGATCCATATGAGACTCTTTACCATCAGGTAGGAGGCTTCAGTGGCACGGATTGGAACGGAACGAACTACACCCAGTTGACTGAAGGTCAGTCAAGAGCTGGGTTGAGCGTCGAATCCCTCTGGCCTGATTATCACAGCGTCGATGACTGGCAACAGCTTATCGCGGAGATGATTGAACGCTCGGCCCGTGATACGACGTGGAGCAACCAGGAAAAGGATCCGACACACCCGCGATGGGCACGTGTCACGATGGGGGCAAAGCCTTGTGCGTTCTGTATCATGCTTGCCTCCAGAGGATTCGAATACCGGACAAAGAACAGCGCGGAACTCGGCGGGTCGTTCCATGACGGCAAATGCCATTGCAAAGTGGTGTGCAGTTGGGGTGCGGATCAACGCATCGCCTATGAGCAGCAACACTACCGAGCTATGTATGAGGCGGCCAAGAAGGATGCTGGAAGCGTAGATGAAGCCAAGATCCTCATGTCCATGAGACGCAAGTACTACAGGCAACTCTCAGATGGAGTACGTCCGCCCAAGAAACGCACCTCATGGGTCAAGGAGAAAAGCTTCACAAACATGCGTGAAGAACAATCCTTGAGCCCGCGGCAATGGAATAGAAGACAGAAGGCGCTTGGGATACCGCCCGGAATCGACATGCTGGAGATGCATGAAATAGTCACGATGGAACGTTTCAAAGAGCTGGGTCAGCATTTCGTCTGGGTACCTCAAGAACGGGAGAGCTTCACGCCGACAAATGACTTCAGGTGGAAGGAACGCGATCTTCTCGTCGAGCTCAAGGGAACGACGAAAAAACATCCCACCTATACTACGCTTTCCTCTTTGATTCAAAAGGCCGTGAACAAAGCAGCTAAGCATGGTGTGGTCAAAGACACTTTCCTGCTCGACCTACGTGGGGCGAAGGTAGCTCCAGAAGTATTCGAGAAACTGGCTGGATACAACCTGAGGGTGCCGATTCCAATCCGGCACCTTTTCATCATGGATGATTCACCCGAAGGACTGTGGGAGATGACACTGGAATGAGAGAAGGGAGCCAATCCCGCGCTTTCCAACTGTTATTTCAAGCCAGCACGGGGACTCCCTTCACTTCAAAGTATACAACACCCGGTGGATTGCCGCAGTAGCCGACCGGAGCCGACTGTAAATCGGCCGCCATTGAGCCGCGCAGGTGCAAATCCTGCATCCACCACTCATCGCGGACCCCGCACGCCGCGTCGCTAACCGTGCGCACCACACAGCAAAGGAAACAGCAATGCCGAAACTGCACAACCCCGACCTCTGGCAGCAGTCCAGCCCGCGCCCGTACCGCACCGTCACCGGCAACGGCGAAGGCGGCTCGTCCGACACCGAACCGAAGGAACCGCCACAGCAGGAGCCAAACGGCGAACACGACGGCGACAGTACGGACGCGTCCAAGGAGTTCAGCCATGCACTCGCCAAACGCGTCGCCGAGATCGAGCAGAAGTACGAGGCCAAGCTCAAGGACTACGAGCAGCTCAAGGAAAAGGCCGCGGCCTATGACGAGCAGCGCGAGTCGGGCAAGTCCGACATGGACAGGCTCAACGAACGGATTGCCGCGATCGAGGCGGAGCGCGACAAGCTCGCCGCCGAGAAGCAGCGCCGCGAACTCGTCTCCCGCGTCGCCAAGGAGACCGGCATCTCTTCGGACGTGCTCGCCATGCTCGCCGCCGACGACGAGGACAGCCTCAAGGCCGCGGCCGAGACACTCAAGGAGCAGTTCGGCAAGACGGGACGCAGGGGAGCTCCACCGGCCGGCCACTCCGACGGGCATGCGCCCAAGGACGACCGCCATGGCATGGACCTGCTGCGCGACGCCTACAACAACTGACTGACGAAAGGAGGCCATCATGGCCATCACATTGACGGAGGCGGCGAAACTGTCGACCACCGATCTGCAAAAAGGCGTCCTCGAGACGTTCGTGCAGACATCCCCGGTCCTTGACCGCATCCCGATGCTCGAGATCGAGGGCAACGCCTACGCATACAACTCCGAGGCGACCCTGCCGGGAGTGGAGTTCCGCGCGGTCAACGGATCCTACTCCGAATCCACCGGCACCGTCAACCAGAAGAGCGAGACGCTCGCGATCCTGGGCGGCGACGCGGACGTGGACCGCTTCATCCAGCAGACCCGCTCCAACCTCAACGACCAGCGCGCCACCCAGACCGCGATGAAGGTCAAGGCGATCTCGTACAAGTTCCAGGACACGTTCATCAACGGCGACACAACGACCGATGCGAACAGCTTCGACGGGCTGAAGAAGCGCCTGACCGGCAACCAGGTCATCGACGCGGACACGAACGGCCTGAACGTCGTGGGCAGCTCGAACGCGGACATCCACACGTTCCTCGACAAGCTCGACGAACTGCTCGCCGCCGTTCCCGGCATCAACGGCACGAACGGCGCGATCTACGCGAACGCGAAGATCATCCGCAAGATCGCGTCCGCACTGCGCCATGTGAGCCTCGACGCGGTGCTCATGGAGGACATCGCCGGCAAACGCGCCATCCAGTGGAACGGCATCCCGATCCTCGACCTGGGCACCACCGCTGCCGGAGACGACATCCTGCCCCTGACCGAGACACAGGGCACCGCCTCCAACACGTCCTCCATCTACGCCGTCAGGTTCGGCGTGGACGAGGGCGACCAGGCCGTCACCGGACTGACCAACGGCGGCGTGCAGGTCGAGGACCTCGGCCAGCTGCAGAGCAAGCCCGCCTACCGCACGCGCATCGAGTTCTACTGCGGCATGGCCGTGTTCGGAGGCAAGGCCGCCGCGCGCCTGAAGGGAGTGCTCAATGGCTAGGAAAACCACCGCCGGCTCTGAAACAGAAACCGCCGGCGAGACACCGGCTGGGCGCATCGAGGTGTTCGACGTGGACTGCCCGGACGGCGCGCGCCGCCGGGTGACGCGCAACATCGACACCGGCGAGCAGACGGTCGAGCACGTCGGCGAGTAAAGGAGGACGGCCATGGCACCGTATACGGAACCGTTCGCGTCGGTGGACGAACTCGAGGCCGGATGGCACACGCTGCTCGACTCCGAACGGGCCAAGGCAGGAGTGCTCCTGGTCCGCGCCACGCGACTGATCCGCGCGCAATGCCCCGGATGGCAGGCGGCGGAACAGTCGAATCCGGGCATCTGCGCCGACGTATGCTGCGCCATGGTGCAGCGCGCCATGGCCGCATCGGGCATCGACATGCCGGACGGTGTCAAGCAGATGAGCCAGACGACCGGCTCGTTCCAGGACTCGTACACGTTCGACAACCCCAGCGGCAACCTCTACCTGCGTGACGAGGAACGGCGCGCGCTCAGCCCACGGCGCGGGCGCGCATTCACCCTCACCTACGCACAACGATTCGGGGAGGTTCGGGCATGATCCCAACCGACTATGAGACCGTGACGGTCTCGCGCAGCCGCGTGACCATGATCGACGGCCGGCGCCACAGCGAACCGCCCGAACCGGTCGGCACAATCGGTGTGCTTGTAGCGCCTGTCACACGGGAACGGCAGCTGGAGACCGGACGGGTCACGCTGGTCTCCGGCTATGACCTGTACCGGCGCGGACACGCCACGCTCGACATACGCGAGGGCGACCTCGTCGACGTGCGCGGCGAGACGATGACCATCACCGAAACCCCCATGCAATGGAGGCGCGGGGAACGCGTCATCGGCTGGCAATGGCACTGCGAACGAAGGGAGGACCAATGGGTAGATTCTGCCGCAAATTCACATTGAACCGCGCCAACGTGCAGAAACAGCTCCTGCACAACGAGCAACTGCTCGACAACGTGCAGGAACAGGTCGAGGGCATGGCCGAAGTGCACCCCAGCATCAAGGTGTGGCGCAACGACGACCGGGACCGCGGCTCAGTGGTCGCGACCATCCCCATGTCGGTCGAGGACGCGCACCGCGGCCTGATGAGCGAACTCCTGGGCAAGGTGCGCATATGAGCATGCGACTGCTCACGGCCGACCCGTCAGCCATCGTGGTAGACGCCATCCAGTCCGCGCTCGATGGTGTGCCTGTGGGCTACGACATGCCACCGGGCAACCGGAAACTGTTCCTCACCCTCGGTGCCGGGGCGCAACCCACGGCGGCCACCCAACGCTGGACCCTCACCATCAGCGCCTACAGTCACAATGACGCCGGCGTCACAGACCACACGGACGCGCAACAACTGTGGAGGCTGGCCGCGCAGGCCATGCTCGGCCACCGGCTCGACTGGCCGTTGTGCGACGTGGCGGTCCAGTCGGGGCCCATGGACAACCACGACGCCAACCTCGGCGTCGACTACGTGTACGGAGCCCTCCTGCTCACCGTTGCATGCATCTGAACCAACCAACAACCAGAAGGAGGCCAGCATGGCCACATCCACCACACCGTCCAAAGCGACGGCCCAGACATCCGTGACGGACACCGACTTCGTCAAATCCGGCAACGACGCCAGCTTCGTGCGCCTGATCAAAGAAGCGGCGGTCTTCCGCTACGACGTGGGCGACACCACCATAGGGGATCTCAAAGCGGACTGGAGACCGGCCGAAGGCAAGCTCCCGTTCGGCTATTTCAGCGAGGACGGCATCACCGTACACCCCGAATCCGGCGACTCCAACGACTTCGCCGCCCACAACGGCGACAACGTGGTCGCCATGACCAGCGGCGGATACTGGACCTTCGCGTTCGCCGCGCTCGAATCCAAGAAAGAGGTCCTCGAAACGTACTTCGACGCCACCGTGGCCGCGGACGGGTCCCTGACCGTGACGGGGACCGACGTCACCAAATACGCCCAGTACGTGATCGCCGGCCTCACCCAGGCCGGCAACCTCATCATCGTGCACCTGCCCAAGGCGCAGGTCAACGAACGTGAGGACTTCCAGTGGAACATCTCCAACCTGCTCAACTACGGCATGACCCTGCGCACCTACAAGGGCGGCACGGACGCGCCGTACATGTGGAAGGCATGGGGCATGGCCGAAGACGTCACACCCAACGCCTGACCCAACCCACCCATCAGGGCCCGCCACAGCACACACGGCGGGACCTCCCATATCCAGACACACGTATGACAAGGAAGAACCATGAGCGAGACCATCACCATCACACCGACCGCGGTATCCGCCGACACCGAAGCGGGTGCACGCCCGGTCAAGATCCAATACGGCCACATCAAGATGAGGCTGCCCCGATTGGACGACTCCGGACAACTTCCCATCGAACTGCTCACCGCGGGCCTGTCCGTCGTCGCCCGAGGATGGGACAACCTCACCCAGGACGAACAGATCGGCGTACTCGCCGTCTTCCTCGCCTACCTGCAACGCGAATACCCATTGCTCGGCCGCGAACTCGACAAAAGCGGCGACAAGATCGCCGACCTCGGCGCCATCATCAACGCATGGGGCTCATACGGGGACACCGACCCAAAAGCCTGACCCTCATATGGTTCTGGCGCAACCATAGGGCCACCCTCCAATACGACTGGCTCCACGCATGGCACAGCCTCTATAACCCTGACACGCTACCGCTGTACGTGGCATGGGGCATGTTCCGGGAGATCCTCAAGGACCATGCCAGCCACTGCCACGCCACACTCGCGAACTGGGCGTGGATCCCCGACGCGGCCGACCGCATCCTCTACGCATTCAGCCACTCAACGACCTCGGCCCGCAAACCGGACTGGCAACAACCCACCGACGCCACCGGCCACGCCCCGGACCCCAAACCACACGACCCACAGGCACGCCACACGCTCAACCAGCGCCTCGGCATCGAATGACCCCAACGGAGGTGACCCATGGCAGAGGAACTGGGAACCGGCTACATCATCATCAGCCCCAGCACCAAAGGCCTGGGCAAAGCCATCGAAGGGCAGATCGACCAGTCCACCGCCGCCGGCGTACGCAAATCCGGCCGCACCATCGTCAGCAACCTCGGCACGGCATTCAAAAAAGTAGGACAGGTCGGCCTCGGCGCCATCACAGCCGTCGGCGGCGGCCTGACCGCATTGGCCGCCAAAGGCGGCTTCGACCGTGCGCTCAACATCGAACGCGCCCAGACCAAACTCAAAGCCCTCGGCCACGACACCAAAAGCGTCGACGGCATCATGAACGACGCGCTCGCTTCTGTCAAGGGCACGGCGTTCGGTCTGGGTGACGCGGCCAGTGTCGCCGCCGGTCTGGTCGCCTCCGGCGTCAAACAGGGAGAGCAGCTCAAGGGTGTGCTCACCACGGTCGGGGACACCGCGCAGGTCGCCGGCGTGGAGTTCAGCCAGATGGGCACGATCTTCGGCAAGGTCGCCGCCACCGGCAAGCTGCAGGGCGATGAGATGCTCCAGCTCATGGAGGCCGGCATCCCGGTATTGCAGTATCTGGCCGACCATTACAAGGTGACCGCGGCCGAGGCGCAGAAGATGGTATCCGACGGCAAGGTCAGTTTCGCTGACTTCGAAGCCGCGATGCGTGAGCATCTGGGCGGCGCCGCCAAATCAGCCGGCGACAGTTTCGACGGCATGTTCGCCAACCTCAAGGCCGCGTTCAGCCGTGCCGGCGAGAAGTTCGCCACCCCGCTCATCGGGGCCTTGACCGAATTGGGCAACAAGGCCATCCCCGTGGTCGACCAGCTCGCCAACGGCATCGGTACCCTCGCCGACAAGTTCGGACAGCATCTGGACAAGGCCGTCGACATGGCCGGCCAATGGATCGACACGTTCAGCGGCAAATTGGATTCCGGACAGACGAGCGTTACGGGCATGCTGCACCAACTGGGATTGCTCGCCGGGGGATTCGGCGCCCTGACCTTGGTCGGTGGCAACGTCGACGGCATCCTCGGTGTGTTCGACCAGTTGGGCGGCGCCATCGAAAGCGGTGGCAAGACCATCGGCCGTGGCGCGTCCGGCATGGTGTCGGGCGTCAGGAAGGTGTTCGATGGAGCCAAGGGCGCCGCCAAGGACGGGTGGGCCGCCATCCAACTGGTCGTCGAAGGACTGGACCTCAAAAAGACCGCGACCACCAAGCTCGCCGGCCTCGCGTTCGCCTTCGAGAACAATCCCGTGGTCATCGCGGTATCCACGGTCGCCGGGGCCATCAAGGACAAGGCTGGGCGTCTGTCCGGCGCGGTGGGTGGCGCGCTCGGGAAAACGGTCAACTGGGCGAAATCGGGGTTGTCCAATATCGCGGCGGCGTTCGGTAACAATCCCGTCATCGCATCCATAGGAGGGTTCTTCCAGAAGGTCGGCGGTAAGATCAGTGGGTCGTTGCATGTCGTGACCGATGTGTTCGGCACGTGGGCCAGTGGCATCGGGTCGAAGCTCGGTGCCGGGTTCCAGACCGTGTTCGGCAAGGTCGGCTCGCTCGTCGGCGGATTCTTCAAACCCGGCAATTTCATGAAGTTCATCGGCATCGGCGGCATCATCGCCGCATTGCTCGCTGGCCTTGGCTCGCTCGACACCGCGATGTTCGGCCAGATTCAGTCGATGATCGACAAGGCGGCTTCGGAAGGACCGGCGCTCATCTCGAGATTCGCGCAGTCCATCACCGCCAGCCTGCCGCGGCTGATCGAGACCGGCGGCCAGATGGTGCGGCAGGTCATCGATGCGGTCACGCTCAACCTGCCGGGCCTGATCTCCCTGGGCGCGACCATCGTCTTCCAACTGTTGCAGGGGCTCGGCCAGCAGCTGCCCACGCTCATCCCGTCCGCGGTGCAGATGGTCAGCACACTGCTCCAGGCCCTCATCGCCCAGATGCCGCTCATCCTGCAGGGCGGCATGCAGCTGCTGCAGGGCTTGGTGACCGGCATCATCAACGCGCTGCCCACGCTCATCGAGATGATCCCCACCCTGATCACCACGTTCATCAACGGCGTCATCACGAGCCTGCCGATGATATTGGAGACGGGGACGCAACTGCTCACCGCATTGGTCGAAGGCATCGTGGCGTGCATCCCGCAGCTCGTGGCGATGCTCCCGCAGATCATCGACGCCACTGTGTCCACACTGCTCAACAACCTGCCACGCATCCTCGAAGCGGGCATGCAACTGCTCATGGCCCTGATCAACGGGCTCGTGCAGGCGATTCCGCAGCTCGTGGCGATGCTCCCACAGATCATCGCCTCGATTGTGAACACGTTGGCGAACAACCTGCCGGCGATCATCAACGCCGGCGTGCAGATCCTCATCGCGCTCATCAACGGGCTCGTGCAGGCGATCCCGCAGCTCATCGGCGCAATTCCACAGATCATCTCCAGCATCAAGGACGCGTTCGCCAATGTGGACTGGGGATCGATCGGTCTGAACATCATCACCGGCATCAAGGACGGCCTGACCGGCGCGGCCGGCCAACTGTGGGATGCGGCGAAAAACATAGCCAAGAACGCATGGGACGGCGTGAAGAACTTCCTGGGCATCAATTCCCCGTCCCGCCTGTTCCGCGACACCGTCGGCAAACAGATCGCCGCGGGCATGGTGGTCGGCATGCACCAAGGCGAGGGCGACGTGTCAGCCGCTGGCACCGATCTGGCCAAGGCGTCCCTGCCGGACATGGACGCCATCCTCGGCCGGACCGCGTCCGACATGGCGCACGGCATACGCAGACAGGCGAAGCAGACATATGCGCGGAACGGTTCCACCAAAGCCGGCACATCGTACCACGGCGGGGACACCACCAACCGCACATACAACATCTACGCGAACGACCCCGACCTCGTGGTCGCCAAGATCGACGCGCGCGAGACACGGGCCAACGCCGGATGGGGAGGTGAATGATGCGCATTACTATCACCGCACCTGACGACACGATCGTCATGGACGGCGACGGCAGCCTCGACCACGACCTGACCATCCTCAAGGACGGCGTCAGCGGCTGGTATTCCACGCCGGCCGTGCGTGAAGCCGGCCTGGACAGGCCGCAACAGGACGGATGCTACTGGCCATCGCGCCTGACCCAACCCGGACGCACCGTCAGCATCCACGTGCTCGAACACGCCATCTCCAGCGTACAGGCCGCGCTCATGAGCCAACGCCTGTGCGCCCTCATGGGCCACGCGCTGACCCTGACCGTCGAGGACCAGCTTGGCGCACGCACCTGCACATGCTGGCTCGCCGACGATCCGGCCGCCGGCATGCTCGTCACACAGGCCGCGTTCGAATGCACCCTCGTGCTCTACTGCCCCGACCCATACAAATACGGCGAATGGATCTGGCAAACCCCGCAATCCGGGCGGCTCCACCTCGCCAACCTCGGCACCGCGCCCACATGGATCCGGTTCCGCGCCAGATCGCATATCACGACGTTGTATGCCGTGTGGGATGACGCGGAGATCGAGTGGTCCGGCGACGCGACGGCGCTCACTCTGGATACGCGGGACATGATCCCCTCATCCGGTCAGGTCACGGTCGATTGGGCGCTGCCCGTCCAGCCGGGATCCACATCGATCACGATCCAGACGAACTGCTCGACGCTCGACGTCGGCATCCGACCAGCATGGAGGTGACATGAGCCTGCTCGATCTGGATCCATGCACTGTGCACGCCTATCGGATCACGGACGGCGAGCACTTGTACCGTCTGCCATACTCGTCGGCGCAGTGGCAGGAGAGCATCAAACAGCCGGGATCCATGAGCGTGACTGTGCCGCTGAGCCGCGAGGCCAAACGGCTCGATTTGTGGTCGACGCTGCGCCCGTGGAAGTGCATGCTCGCATTGCAGCGCGGCCGGTCCGTGATCCACGCCGGCCCATTGACTGACCTGCAGTGGGACGCGAAATCGCGCTCGCTGGGCCTGACATGCGGCGGGGGCATGACGCTGCTGACGAAACGTTTGGTGCTCAATCGTGCGCTCAAAAACGGGTGGCGTGACGGCACGGTCATTGTAGACGAGGAGCATCCGGCCGCGAACATGACGCTCGCATGGCGGCGCACCCAATGGTGGGCGGTCGCATGCCGCCTCATCCTCGAGACGAAGCAATGGGCGGACCTGCCCATCGACCTGCCGGACATCAATGTGAGCGGCGACAGGCAACGAACCTATTTCAGTTGGGACCTGGCGACGGTCGCCGACCGTATCTCGGACCTGATGAATCTGGAGGGCGGCCCCGAACTCGCATTCGACCCATACCTGAGCGCGGACGGGCATCTGCGCTATCGGCTGCGCGCAGGCGACCCGGAATTGATCACGGCGACGCACCGGTGGGACACGGCGTTGCCGGACAGCCGGGTCGACCTCACGTCGGTATCCGGCAGTGGCGCGGCCCTGACGAACCAGGTGTGGGCTACCGGTGGCAAGGACTCCGATAAGACGCTCATGTGCCGCCGCACCGCGCAACCATTGCCCGGATACCCGCTCATGCAAAGCTCGAACACGGCGCACACGACGGTCGAGCGTCTCTCGACGTTGCAGCAGCACGCGACCGGGCAGCTCGCCGCCGGTGCATGGCCAGACGAGACATTCACACTCTCCGTGGGTGAGGAGTGGGACGTGCGCGTCGGCGATCACGCCATCACACGCTTCGTCGACGACTATTTGGGTGATCAGACGCTCGAACTCAAGATCACCGACGTCTCAGGTGACACGGGATCGGATTTGCTCACCGTCACATGCAAGGAGGTCGCCTGATGCCAACCGCAGGGCCAAGCAACGCGCCGCTTTTACGCTCGGGTGCGCGCGCCGGCAGCATCATCGTCTGGATCGGCGGCCCCATCACCGCCGGCGGTGGTGCGGGCAGTGACGCGGACCGGATGAGCACCCTCGCCAGCGCGCAGCTCGGGCTCACCGAAAAAAACTACGCGACAGTAAATGCGAAAGTGAGCGACGGGCTCGTGACCCGCTGCTATGCGGCCCGAGACGACACAAGCTACAATCACGCCGATGTGGCGTATGTGGTGCTCGCCGGTGGCCTCGAGGATCCGGTCAGCGCGCTCCAGGCCGTCATCTACAAATCCAAGGACGCGGTCAACCAGTGCCACAAGGCGTTTCCGAGCGCGCGGATCGTGTGGGCGGCCAGCCCCGGGAGCCTCGCCGGCATGGACGACGCGAAGCTTGCCGACACGAGCACGGTCACTGCGGCGATCCTCGGCCAAGCCCGCGCCACCGATAGCCTCGCCATCAACCTGCGCACCGTGCTCGGTGTGGACACGAGCCTGCAAGCCGCAGGCATCCTACCCAACGCGGCCGGGCACGAACGACTGGCCGAGGCGATCGTCGACGCGATCCGCGACGACCAAGGCCAACCCATCGACCAGCCCATCACACCTACCCGCAGCTACTCGAGCGGCCTGACCGATTGGGCCAGCCGGCAAGTCGAAGCCACCCGCAAGCGTGAAGCCGAAAAACGCGAGGCGAACCGGCCCACGGGCACAGAGCTCGGCGGGGTCACGCAGAAACTCGACGAGCTCACCCAACAGCAGGGCGTGCAGCAGGTCCTGCTCGAACAGCAGCAGGACGAGCTGGATGAACACCAGCAAGAGCTCGAGGCGCAGCAGCAGAAGCTGCAGAGCCAACAAAACCAGCTCACCAAACACCAATCCGAACTCGAATCACAGCAGAAGAGCCTCAAGGCGGCGCAGGACGCGATCAAACAGGCGCAGGACCAGCTCAAGAAGATCGTGGGCGACCAAGGCGACCAGGTCAACAATCTGCAGGCGGTGTCCAACCGACTCACCCAAGTCACAAACGACCTGCAAGCCGCGACAAGCCGATTGCAGACCATCGAAAACACAGTCAACTCGAATCTGCGCATCCGCGTCACCTACATCGAGACATGGCTCGAACACAATACCGAATTCCACCCATGGGGAGGCTGACATGAGCGTCATAGGAAGCAAGGTGGGACGGCTCGACATCCGTCTCGTGCGCGGAGACTCGCAGCGCGTGGGCGGCAGGTGGCGACGGCACAACCGTCGCACCGGCCAGATCACACCGGTTGACCTGACCGGGTGGGGCGGCACGCTCGAGCTGCGCTCGCCCGACGGCGGCGAGCAATGGTATGCGCAATCGTGCCAGACGATGAGCACGGACGGATGCGCGATAGCAGACATCCCCGCAACCGCCCTCACCGCGCCTGTGTGGGCGGTGCGGCGCAGCGGCCAATGGAAAATCAGCGTCACCAACACCGCCACCGGCACGCGCAAGACCATCGCGTGGGGCTACTGGACACTAAGCGCCTAAGGAGACAACAAGCATGACCGATCAGATCGTGGACCTCACCGAGGGCGTCATGCCCGGACCCCGCGGCCCACAAGGACTACGCGGCCCACAAGGACTGCCCGGCGTCAACGCCGTACCATCCGACACGGCGGTCGCCGGATACATCGACGCGGACGAATCCGAGACATGGGCCGCGCTCGCGGCGCGTGACGAATGCCGCATCATCATGCTCGGCGACAGCTGGACGCAGTATTATGACCAGCTGCTATCAAAGACACTCGCCGAGCGGCTGCCGGCGAAGTGGGTCAAAAACTATGGCGTGCACGGCGCGGGCATCAGAAGCATCACCACCAATCAGGTCCCGCTCGCCAAGGCGGATTCGACCGCGCGGCATCCGACGCATATCGTCGTCGTCGCCGGCATCAACGGCATCATGCACACGCAAGGCAGTTATGAGGACATGACCGACAATTCGTCGGCGATGGTCTCCGCGATTCGCGCCGCATGGCCAGGCGTGCCCATCCATTTTTGGCCCGACATGGCCCGGTGCCCCAACAATGGGCATAACAGCTTGTATGAGGCGCTGTTGCTCAATCTGACCGCGTGGGGCGTGAGCGTGCACGCTGAGAGCCTGTGGATGCCGATGCGCTCCGATTTCGCGGCCTATAGGGCCGACGACACGGATCCGATACAGAATATCGCGCATTTGACACGTGCAGGCTATACGGACCTCGCCGGGCTGATCGCCGCTGGGCTGCGCGGCCAGACGATCGCGGACCTGTGCTCGGTCGGCTACACGGTGACGTTGCAGCCGTTCGGCGAGGATGATTTCCCCGCGCCCGAGGAGCCGCAGGACAACACACTCATCGCGTCGACCAAAACCTGCCGTATGCTCGTCGCGTCCGGCATGGTATCGATGAGCCTGGAACTGTCCGGCCTGTCGACCGCGGGGAGCCTGACCACGGGCATGCGGTATCTCAACATGCGGCTGATCACACCGCGTGAGCTCAACGCGGACGGCAGCGGCGCATACCAGACCGCGACGCATTACAATCCATTCCCTCCGGCGACTCCGGTCTTCGGCGACGTCATCGTCGCGGACAGCCAAAACGTGCCGGTCTATGGCGGCACGATCCGTGCATGGCGAGCGGCGGCTCAGGGCGCGACCGCGATGGAGATCGTCGTCGACAAGGGCGACACCACCTCGGCGTGGAAACCTTTCGCGAAGATTCTGACCACGCAGACATGGCCGCTCAAGCTCGGCAACTAAGGGGGGCAGCAATTATGACTCAGGTGCATATCTCGTTACGACGGTATCTGCCGGATGGCGAGTCCGCGGCCTATGGGCGTGTCCGCTGCGCGCCCGACCGGCGACGCGTCGACGACCACCGCATCATCCTGCCGATACCATTTGATGTCATCCTCGACGACAATGGCGAGGCCCTTTTTGACCTCGAGCCGACCCGTGAGCTCTTCGCGTGGCGGCTCACTGTCATCCCGGCCGAGTCGTCGAGTTTCGAGCGCACGGTCGAAGTGCCGGACAGTACCGAGACGGAGGAATTCGCCGCCCTGCTCGATGTGGACCCGGACACGCTCATCCCGCCGGCCCTCACCACAGGGCCGCTGATGCGCGTGCATTGGGCCGAGACTGAGGACGACGCATTCGCCTACTCGAGCGCGCATCCCGATGAGCTCGTCCTGTACGAGCAGGAGGGAGCATAATGACGACTCCGAGCAGCGGGCAGCTCATGCGCGTGCACCGTGCCGCCGACGAGACGGACGCGTACGCCTACTCGGCCTCGCATCCCGGCATCCTCGTGGTCTGGGCCACGGCCGAGGACGCGGGCAGCTACATCGACGGTGTCAAATGCGGCATCCCATACTATCGGCACCAATGGGTGCAGGGCATCGTCGGCGGCAGAAAAATCTGGACGCCGCCGCCTGACCTGATCACATGGTGGGAGGGTGAACCCAACAATTCGGTCAGCGTGCTCGCGATCCGCGTGCCGCACAACAACCAAGGGGAGACGATATGAGCGACCGCATCGAAATCCATAATCTGGATACCGATCCTAACGCGGTAAAACTACGCTACAAGTGGGGGTGCGCGGCGATGACACAGGACACCGAAGGGCGGTACGTCTACACGGGCAAGGGCAACTCGTACATGGGCACCTGCAGCAATCCCCAGGCAGTCCAGGTGGGCCATGTCATCGTACTGATCGCCCGGACGGACAACCCCAATTTCGCCAACTCCAATATCTGGTATGCGAATGTACTGCTCAACGAACAGGACGGCGACACGTACATCAAAGCCTCAAAGGTCACGGAAACCGGCAGGAACCACGAGATCACCATCAGCACGTGCACGAATGGTGTTACGCTCCTTGGCAGTGCGATCTACAGTCCGGAGGATTGGGAGCAGGTGCTCAGCCTGTACCAGCGTGGAGCGCTGGAATACCAGTGGTTCGATGGCGACTCGTATCTGACCGGTGGGGGGCTTCCTCTTAGCGGCCTGTATCCACATGTGGATCGCCGCATTGCTCTGGTGGTGGTCGCATGAGCAGATCAATCTATGTGTACAATCGGCTGCCGGGTCCGAAACCTGTATCGGTATCGGCGTGGGCTGTGGGGGGCGGACGGGATATCACGCGCACGCTCACGTCAGACGGCTGGCTGCAACTGACCAACAATGCAACACATGCCGACCCGTTCGTGTTCACGCGCCTCAGCCTTCCGGCCGGATCGTGGCGGTTCGGCGCGGAAATGGATGCGACGGACACCGGATATGCTTGGGGCAATCAGCTGCGGGTCATCCACCTCAACCCGGTCTACGAAATGCGGCCCACCAAATGGGATGGCACGGCGGGTCGCATCGTCACCCCGCCGAACCAGCTCGACGCGGATTCGACTGTGGAGCTCCGGATCATGGTCGGCCCGTCTGCGGGCGACACGGTGCGCGTCCGACACCTGTGTGTCATGACGGACGACGACTACCAGCTGATGCTCGCATCCAATGTGACATGGTTCGACGGAGATACGGTCGAACGCTCCACATGAACCTCACCTCCCGATGGGAGGTGGCGGTATGAGCCGGATAGAGACCGTCCGCAATCTGCAGCAGGATCCACGCTGTCTCATGCGGCGCGGCGGATGGAACTGCTCATCCTCCATTGACAACGGCAGATACCGCTACGAGGCCAACAGCGGTGCAACCGGCGCAAGCGTGAGCGCATGGCACCCCCTATCCAACCAGTATATGGCGGGTAAAGTGCTCTACGCGCGCATCACAGCGGGTCAGGCGGTCCTCGACCTTCTCGACGTGGAAAAGGCGACGACCATCGCCCGCCATGATAATTGGATCGCCGCCCGTGTCGCCGACAGCACCGTAGGCAACCACTCCATCTGGCTCATGCGCGGACCCGTCACCCTCGAAGAAGTCGGCTGCTACAGCCCGGAGGATTGGGAGCGGCTCTACGCGCTCTACCAAAAGGGCGAGATCCAGTATCCGTGGTGCGCGGGGCCACGCGACGCCACAATGGCGGGCGAGAAAGGCCCATGGGAACTTTAGTAACAGAAATAAGCGGATAGAGAGGAGGGGAGGTGATCGAAGCGACATGACCCATGTGGAAATGCTCGTCACTCTATGCGTCGCCGTCCTCGGATGCGGAGGCTTTTGGGAATGGTGGCGCGCCCGTGGTGAGAAAAAGCATGAGGCTGTGCTACGCGGCGAACTCAACGAGCTCGTCGAGACAAGCCTGCGCAACTCACAGACCATCAAGGAGCTGGCTGAGAAAATCGACCGCAACACGCAAACCCTCAATGAGACGCGCGCGTGGGAGGAGCATCACGAGGCTGAAACCCACCGGCACCGGCTCCTCGGCCTACGGCAGGCCATGATGGAGGACCCGCACGACAGGCTCAGCCACGAGCATCAGATCGAAGCAGGCCGCGAATATCTGGCGAGCGGTGGAAACGGCATCGGGCACGCACGCTTCGAACAACTGCTCGCCGACTACAAATGGCGCCTCGCACACGCCGACTGGGACTACACCCACCGTCCACCAACCACCAACACCACAGACTAGGCCACGGCACCACCGCCATGGCCTTTTTCCATATCCAGAAAGGAACATCATGAAGAACTGGGATACGCTCGAGGCAGACCTCGACCTCATTCTCGACAGGCATTTCACCGGAGGTCGCAACGGCTGCAAGATCGACAAGGTCATCTTGCACCACAACGGCGGCAACCTCAGCGGCGAGGGCTGCTATCAGGTATGGCAGACCCGTGAGGCGTCCGCCCACTACCAGGTCGACGCGAACGGCGGCGTCACACAGCTCGTATGGGATTCCGACACCGCCTGGCACGCCGGTAACTACCAGGCGAACTGCACGAGCATCGGCATCGAGCACGCCGACATCAGCACCAACCCATGGCAGATCGGCGACGCCACCCTCGACAACGGCGCGCACCTGACCGCCGCCGTCTGCAAATTCTATGGCCTCGGCCGCCCGCAATACGGCAAGAACGTCTTCTTCCACAAGGACTTCAGCCCGACCGAGTGCCCTGCGTCCATCGCCGGAAGCCAGCGAGACGCCTACATGCGCCGCGCCCAGGAATGGTACGACAAGATGACCGGCAACAAGCCGGCCGCTCCGGCAAAACCCGCAGCCAAGCCGTCCACACCCGCGAAGAAAAGCACCGAAACGGTCGCACGCGAGGTCATCGCAGGACAGTGGGGCAACGGCGACGACCGCATGAACCGTCTGCGCAAGGCGGGATACGACGCGGCCGCCGTACAGAACCGCGTCAACGCCCTGCTCGGCGCCTCCACACCAAGCCCCAACGTCGACCTCAACGCGCTCGCGGACGCGGTCATCCGCGGCGACTACGGCAACGGCGCGGAACGCCAGCGCCGCCTCGGCTCCAACTACGCGGCCGTGCAGGCCATCGTCAACCGCAGGATGGGATGGTGAGGCCATGAACGGTGAACACCTGACCGACGACGACCTCGACCGCATGTACGACGACGCGGCGAAGACAACCCAACCGTACACGCCCGTGTTCGACGCGACGGTGAGGACCGCGGTCTACGTGACATGCGCGATCGCCGGCGCGGTCCTTGCCGTGGCAGCCCCCGTGGCGGTCGCCGCGCACGCGCCCGAATGGGCGACGATCCTGCTGTCCGCGATGGCGGGAGCGATTCCCACCGTGGCAGCGGCGTTCGGCGTCGCATACAACCCCAGCCGCAACACGGACCACTGATCCACAGACAGTGCCCCGCCCTTCCGTCTCCTATGATGGAAGGGCGGGGCGCTTTTCTGTTGTGTGCCCATCGCGCATGGAGTACAATGGTCGAAAACATAGAGTGCGTTTTGTGTGCCGCACGCAACCGAGAACCGTGCAATACCGCCGATGACCACATGACATGCGAGTTCAAGTTCAATGTCTGAGCAATAGGAGCATTACGAGACACAAACGTCGTCATTCCGACGGTCCGCGGATTGAGGACCGTTGGAATGACGACGTTGTCGCCTATGTGCCGCAGTGGTATGCCGGGACATGCGAATGCCGCGCCATCCTCGGGGGATGGCGCGGCATTCGCGTTGTCGGTGTCGCGGGTGGCGCTCCGGTTGTCCGGCGCCGCCCGCGGGATGGTCACTCGGCCTGTTCGCCGCCGGCCTTGATGCCGGTACCGTCACCGCTCGGCTCCTGCGCCGGCGGGAAGGGGTTGCTCGGCTCCGCAGGCTGCGGTGTCTCGTTCGACTTCGTTGCGCCGGCCTTCGTCTCCTTGTCCGCACATCCGCAGGTGCCGCAGCCGCAGCCCTTCGTCTCGTCGGTCGCGTTCGCCTTGCCCTGGAAGTCGAGGTCGCCGTCCGAGGATGCCCCAGCGGTCGCGCCGCCGTTCGCCGCACCGGTGTTCATGTTGTTGGAATCTGTGTTGGTAGTAGTCAT